TGTCTGCCTCTGTCGTTGTGGCAAAGCAATTTGATTCATGCTGTTTGGTTTGATAATAGTAAGACTCTTAGGCCTACTTGCACTATTATAGAAAGTATCTACAGCTATCCCTACACTTCCGCGTGCCGCACGTCTGCGGCCCCACCAGTTGAACACGTCAACGGCGGCATTGAATGCGAAGTGGAGTGCCATTGCACTCCTCGGGTGCCCTCTGAGGTGTAGGCCCATGGCAACAATGTGCATCAACCCAGCCGGGTAATATAGCAACATGTCCTTGCCCCTTTTCCACCAACAGTAAGATTCCAAAACAATTAACGCAGCCGTTACGAGCACAGGATTCCTTGCCCGCCACGTTTCTTCAACATAAGGTGCCAACCACGAGTAGCACCATTCTGCGTTATCAAACAGGCTTGCACGTGCAAGCAGCCAAGGGTTGCGGTCGGCCGGATCACCGACTGCAGGTGCATCCTGCGCGACCAACATGTCAAATACGTAGTGTTCGACCAAATCTGGTAACTCTTTCACCTTACGTATTTCCCTAACTGCTGCTTCACACTCACCCTGTGAAATACCATACACATGCGCGTAGGCATCCCAGATTTCTGGTGACGGCTGTATGGGGTACTGTCTCCTAATGCTCAGCAGGGCCTCCGCCTTCAACTGAGCAGTCGCTGAAACTCTAGCATTAATCGTGATAGCGCTGACACGCTCAACGAATTCATATGCAATAGGCAGATGCGACACTGTTGCCAACATGCCCGTACATATGGCCTGACAATAGCCATACCCGTTGTTTCCGACGGAATTAGTAGACGTAGCAAAGAACAGCTTAGGCAGTAACTTGCCGGGTTTAGGCCCGAAAGCGAAACCATTGTGAGTTCCAGCCGGCCACCACCGGCCACTACAGAACTCCATATCACACCTGGTATCGGAAGCGCGTATTTTCAGCTCAAAACCGGCACGCACGCCAGTCGCCAGAAGTATCTCGCGGGCCTCCTTGACCAACCTCAAAGGAACGAGGATGGCCGCATCATCACCTGATACAATAGCCTTATGTTGGATAAGCGCCAAGGCCTTCTCAACAACAGTTATTACAGCAATAGTATTTCCTACGGTAGTAGTGGTCTTGCCACTCGGGACTGTGCCCGGCGTACTATACGCTACGCCCTCAGACGTATTACCGTGGGTGATGGTATCTGCCCTAAATGTACGCATGGCTTCTTCATCAGCCCCTAGGAACTCGTACAAATCGGCTTCGACGGATATACACTCCTCGTCGACACTAGCATCCAAGCGGACGGCATCAGAATCCACATAGGCAACTGGCTCATCGAATGATGACTCGGCCATTGCTAGCCAATCGTCCAGTTGCTCTGCGTTCAGGCCCGGTCCGTACGTGGTGTCCCCATGCTCACCCTTGCACGCCTTACTAAGGGCGTGGGCAAATGGCCCGGTGGCATTGACATATTCAGGATAACAGCCTTGTATGAGGCGGGGGTCGTAACCCTCTATCGCCCCCCACGGCTCCTCATCAGAAGGATCAGTGCGTTTCTCAGCACATTCCAACTTGACAAAAGCCTTCCTTCGGCTAGATGCATAGTAGTCCTCAACTTCATCACCAGAATCTCTGGCCCTACGCAATATCCTCTTCTTCGAACCTGGATACCTCTCCAACCACTCATCGTAAGGAGTAGCCAAAACAGGCCACAACCGGCCAAACAGGCTAAACATCATCTCACGGCCCGTAGTATCCCACCACCCTCGTAAGGGAGGTGTGCGGTGGCAAATGCCACGGTTGCGAACCGCAACCAGGTCATTGTGGATACAATGCCTCGCAACTACTGGAATATGATTGGCTACCCCAAGGCCCGTATGGAACGGGCCAAGCGTCACTTTACAGTCATAGAGGTTGCTTTCCTCAAGGGAAGACATGTCTTGACGACGAACTTTACATTTGGCTCCTTCGCGCATATCTTTCAAAGCGCGCCCTCGGGCACAATATGTAGTAAGTGGGCCTGCTACTCTGGCGACGCGCCTCACACCCGCGAGCCTCCACAACATAGTTGCAACTTGTATGAGGCATTGTATCAACGGGTAGGATCCCCGAGCCCAACTCGGGGATTTAAGCGTCTTGCTAGAAGTTAAATTACTGAAAACAGCAAACAACAGTAGTAGCACGAACATATATGACGATGAGCCGCGCGCCACTGGCGCGACTGGCCTAATTTTCAACCAAAAAGCATGCC